TTTCAAATAGGGTAGTGTAGTCCTGTCCTGTTCGGAACTACAGTCCTTTACCGGCTTCAGGGAGAGAAGGTGGACGGCGGGTGAATAACCCGCCGCCCAGTGAGTCTTACGACTCACCTCCCAGAAGCTTGGTCACAGCGCTCCCGCTCGACGCAGCGAGGAAACTGACGAAACCGTCAATGTCCAGCTTTGCCGAGGCGGTGTCGTAGCCGACCGGAAGGTCGACGACGAGATACGTACTAATCGACGAGTTAACATTCTGCCCAGAAACGAGCGGATTGGCAACAAGCGAGTCGTGCGTGAGCTTGATCTGATGGCGCTGACGACGGCCGTACTGATGGTTGATTTCCATCTTGTACGAGCGGTCGCTCTTGGCGAACTTGCCCCCATTTTCGGAGGCAGAGGTACGCGCAAGAGACTGCGCCACAGAGTTAACTGTGACGGACTGCGGATCTGCGAACAAGAAAAACTCCTTAGTAGGATGAACCCTGGCTCTTATGAGTTCAGGGGGAAGACCTAACGGTCTTCATGGCTTCAGGGTTATACCCAGAGAGGCCAAGATGGCCCACTGTCTCAAGGTAAAACTTGAGAAAGTGAGGCCAAAACCGTAGGGAGTCGCTTTGATACGGCGTTTGCTTTCCAAGCGAAACGCTGCGGAGACTGTCCCATCAAGGAAGTTGCCGCCCATAGGCTGCACTACCTTGTGATGGGTTTCAGTTGTCCGCCTGGTGTGATGATGCATCAGGTATCCATAGCGCAAAACTAGCCCGTCCTGCCCAAAAGCAGACAGGTTATGTAAAACAGGTCCGAGATTAACGAACCAGTCTACGAGCCAGCTCCATGGGGTGAGATTCCAAAGGACCTCCGGATCAATCCGGATGCCCAAAAGAATCCTGGCCTGAGTCGCGATCCGGCTAGCCTCAGAGAGGTCTGCCGGATCATAATGATAGGTATAACATCCGCTGAACCACGACTTGTGATAAGTCTCGGTAACCAGCGTCCTACCACTATGACTCAAGACGCTCGACGGGGCGTCACAACGGAACGAGAGTGAATCCCTCGTATACGTTGTTTCGCGATCCGTCGGGAAAGACATCCTCCGACGAACGTTGCGACCAGAATCTCTAGCAAGCTGCGAAAGCAGCTTTTCGCTTTCATCAATAGATGAAGCGATAGAGAGAAGGTCAGAGATAAAAGGTTTCCAACCGAATTCATAGTTCAGATACTCTGAACCAAGATTCCGGAAAAAGGAAAGTTTATCCTTGAAGAGTTGCGAACCGATAAGAGAGGGAAAACCCTCTCGCATCAAC